GGCCTACACCCCGCGCAAGGTGCGGTTGCCCGGCGGGCAGTGGGTGCAGAGCAAACGCCCCCTGCAAGTGGTCCGGCCGCTGGCGCCGGTGGGAGCCGAAGGTCCGAAGCTGGGTTTCGGCTGAAACGATAGACAGGAAAGGACGCCCAGATGACCGGCAGTGAAATCGTGCTGATGACCAAAGAGGGCGAGCAGAGGATCGACCCGGCCCTGGTCCGGTGCGCGGGTATATCGGCCTTCGGACGAGGCCCTGCGCGATTCGCTGGAGAACGCCCGCTACATGCGCAACGACGCCGGGGTGATGGAGTGCGTCGAGCAGCGACAGCGTTCGACAGCCCTGCTCGGCTGGCACATCGAGGTGGACGATGAGGACGATCCCCGGCAGGCCCGGTTACGCGACGCGGTGAGCCGGCTGCTGCGGGAGATTCCCTACTTTACCAAGTACCGCGAGTGCCTGTTGAACGCCATCTGGTACGGGCGCTACGCCGTGGAGAACATCTACCGCTGGCGCTGGATCGACGGGCGCAAGTGTGTGGCAGTGGCCGACTGGCTGCCGGTCCACGGCGACAAACTGGTCTGGCGCCTGGACAGCGAGCGGGAGCGGATCGGCATCCGCGTGGGCACCGGCGGCGGTCTGCCGAAGACGGAACAATGGCGGCGCGAGCACGCAGACCAGATCGAGCCGACCGACTGGGGCATGGCCTACTTCTTGACGCCGTGGGAGCGCGACATGCTGGTGGTGCACCAGCACATCATCGAGGACGGCGAGTATGAAGACCCGCTCTCCGCGGGCCGCATCCACGGCGTGGGTATGCGCTCGCGCATCTACTGGACCTGGTACCAGAAGCAGGAGGCCCTGGCCTGGCTGATGGAGTTCCTGGAGCGCAGCGGGTTCGGCATTGAAATCTGGTACTACCCCTACGGCAACGCCGAGGCCGAAGAGAAGACCCGCACCGCAGCCCAGGAGCGGATCGGCCAGGGCAGGAACATCATCCTGGTGCCGCGTCCGATGGGTGCCGAGGGCATGGCCTATGGGGTGGAGCGGATCGAACCGGGCATGTCCGGGGCCCAGGCGCTAAAGGACATCCTCACCGAATACTTCGGCCACCAGATCAAGCGGTACATCCTGGGGCAGACGCTCACTACCGAGGCGGAGGCCACGGGGCTGGGCTCGAATCTGGCGTCGATCCACCTCGACACCTACTTGCAGATTATCCGCTACGATGCGGTCAATCTACAGGAGACGCTCACCCGGCAACTGGTCCGTCCGCTGGTCAAGTTCAACTGGCCGGAACTTGGGGACGTGCCCTGCCGGCTGGTGATCGAGACCGATTCTCCGGACGTGGAGAGCAAGCTGGCCGCCTGGCGCCAGGCCTGGGAGATGGGGGTTCGGCTGCGCGAGAAGGACGTGATGGAGCTGATCGGGGCGGCCATGCCCGGCGAAGAGGATCGGGTGCTTCAGAACCCGCAGTTGGCCCAGGGCCCGAACGACCAGGGCGATCTGTCCCTGGAATCCTATTCACGGTCCCGGCTGCGCTGCGGCCAAGAGGACGGCCCGCATGAAGGTGAGACCAAATGGGAAAACGGGCGGCAGTACGTCTTGCGCGGCGGACGCTGGCGACGCGTGGATCAGGCCCAGGGCGGAGAAGGCAAGCCGTCGGCCGAAGGCCGGACTGGACGCCATGTTCCGGCCCGACCTGGGCTCGATCAGCTTCATCTGGGGAGAGGCTGGTGATCCGCAGCGGGATTTTGCCGGCGGTTACGGTGTGGCGCACATCATTGCCAAACGAACAGCCGAGGGGTTGCCAGGGGAAGAAATCGCTCGACGCATGGTCGAGACAATTGCTCACGGGCAAGTAGCCCAACGACAAGAGGTCAGCGAGGGCACGCGCGTAATTGTCAGATTCTCGGATTATGCTGCCGTGTTGTCGCTCTACAGGTTCGGCAAGAGACAGACTTGGCTGCTGACTGGTTGGAAAGAAGTAGATTGAACCCCGATGGTCCTGGGGAAGTGTACGATTCCGCCAGGCCTACGCACGACGGGCCTACACGTTTTCGTCCCGCCGTGGGAGCGGGGCCCAAAGGGGGATTGACCAAATTGCCGCCATCTGCTTACAATCATCATGAAGACCGAAACCGCACGGTCCGGCGCTGCGCGATCGATGAACTCGAGCGCCTGCTGGCCGTGATCCAGGCTCCTGACTTCCGCGGCAAGGCCATACTGGAGGTGGGGGCCAAGGACGGCCGGCTGTTCGGCCCCAAGGTGACCATCCAGCGGATCACCACGGTGGCCGGCGGATCATCCGAAGAGGAGCCCGCCCGTTAGCTGAAAGGGCCGACAGCGGCAGACCGGACCGGCGGCCGCGGATTGAAACAAAACCAGAATCAAAGAACACAAAGGGTCATCCGAAGAGGAGCCCGCCCGTGTCCTGAGCTTCTTTATGAGGCCCAGGGCGCCGGCGGGCTTTCTGCGTTCTTGGCCGTCCGCAGGACGGGAAGCGCAGGGACAGCCGGCAGGGACGCCGCCCGTCCTGGCGGGCCGGGAGCACGGACCATGGAGGGATCAGCCATGAAGGGAACCAGGGGGTGGCTGGTGGTGATGTTGCTGGGATGGCTGCTCTGCGGCCCCTGGCCGGCAGACGCACAATCACTCTCTGCGGGGCTGGACCAGTCGCTGGACGCCACCTGCCGGGTCCGCTGCGGGGACGGATCGACCGGCACCGGCTGCGTGTTTGCCATAGCAGATGGCCAGGTCTGGGTGCTCACTGCCGCGCATGTGGTGGACAGTGCTACCCAGGTGACCTGCGAGTTCTGGCGTGCCGGCCACCAGTCGCGTCCGCTGGCAGCAGTGGTGGCCGGTCGGAGCGCCGGCTACGACGTGGCTACCGTGGTGCTCTCCGAAGCGCAGTTCGAGGGCCTGCTGCCCGAGGTCGTGCCGCTGGCACCACCGGAGTTCGTAGTGCGCCCGGGCCAGACGCTCACCTCGGCCGGCTGCGCACGCGGTGCCTGGGCCACGGCGCTCAAAGGCCATGCGCGCGGCTATTCCGGCACTGACCTGTACTTCGTGCCACCGCCGGCCAACGGGCGGAGCGGCTCGGCCTTGATGGATGCCGAGGGGAGATACATTGTCGGCGTGGTCCGGGCGCGTACCGGGGATGATTCTACGGGCATTGCATCGTCGATCCAGGCCGTGTATGCGGCCTTCGGAACGCCGCAGCAGCGAAGCAGTGCGTATGCAGCGCTGAGGATCGTACCGCCCGGCCGGCTGGTGCCGGTGGCGGGAACATCTGTCGATTTGCTGGCCCAGTGCCCTGGCGGCGTGTGTCCGGGCGCCAGCGACCAGTCGCGCTGGTACCTGCTGCCCTATCGCTATCGGCAGCAATTCCGCACCCAGCCCGCACCGTCCCCCTCTCCAAGCCCGGCCCCTGATGGCGGCGGGGCCTGGCCCACGCTACCACCACCTTTGACTGCGCCGCAGATCGATGTGGCGCCGGTAGTGCCCGATGTGACTATCGACCTTAGCCCGCTGGCCCAACCGCTCCAGGGACTGGCGGACGCACAGAAGGGGCTGTCTGACGCAGTAGGGGCCTACCTGGAGGCGCAAGGCCGGCGCCAGGCCGAGGCCGAGGCCGAACGAAAGATCGGCGCGGTGGCCCCGGATATTGCCCAGGCCGGCAGCGCGGCCTTGAGCGGCCAGTGGGAGGGCGCAGCGGACACTCTGGGACACAGCAGCTCACTGTGGTCGCTCCTGGGCGAGCTGGCCTGGACTGTGCTGGCCCCGCTACTGGGCGTGGGGGCGGTAGGCTTTGGCTTCGGCAAGGTTATCATCCGTGCCATTGCCCGGGCCCTGGGTCCGACCGGCTACGACGCTGCCAAGTCGGCGATAGTTGACTGGTGGAAGGACGATAACGACACGCCCGACGAGGCCAAGGCCAAACAGCGCATGGCCGAGGCCGCGGCAGATGCCACAGTCAAGAAACTCAATGGCGGGGCCGCGGCCGTGGCCAACGGAGGTGCTGCTAAATGATCCATGCCCTGCTGTTCCTCGCAATGACTACCCCCCTCGAACAGACCGAAACCGGAAGGCCCCTGCCCGTGCTGGTGCTCGTGGTGGGCGAGGGGTGTGCAGCCTGCCGACAGGTGGAGCCGCACGCACACCTGCTGGCGCGCAAAGGGATGCTGCACGTGGTGGAGTACGAGCATTACCCCGACTGGTGCAAACAGCACGGTGTGAAGAGCATCCCGCACCTGATTGTCTGGTATCGACGGGGCGATGAGACCAAACGAGCGGACTACATCGGCAGCGACCGTATCCTCCAGTTTGCGTGGCGCAAGTGACATGGCCAAGTCCAGACAGACCACCACCAAGCGGACCAGGTCCAAGCAGCCGCGGGGGGTGATCGCAACTGTGATCGCCGCCATCCAGCGGTTGTTGAACCGCATGTTTCGGATGTGAGAACAGATGATCCGTCTCAGCGCCTGGCGTGTAGCGCGTCAGATTGTCCGTTCGCTCAAGAGCCATCCGCAGCACTGGCAGCGGGGGCTCAACGAGCTGGTCTGCGGACCACTCAGACTGCGCTGGCGAGCTGGCTGGTTTGGCCCCTGGGGGCCGTCGGCCGTCTGCTGGGGGCCGCTCACCCCGGTGCGCGTCCCTGTGCAGCGGATCGAGTTGTGGCGTGATGACTGCGAATTGTGGCTGCCGGTGTTGGCACGACTGTATGTGAGGCGCGCGATACGACAATACTTGCTGGAGAACCTCGCATGACTGCGACCGACTGGGGCATCCTGATCGGGGCCGCGGTGGGCATGGCTGCGGTGCTGCTGCCGTTTGCCTTTACGGTCTCCTATCGACTGGCGGCCATCGGCGCCCAGTTGGAGGCGATTGACAGGCGTTTGAATGAGCTGCATGACAGCACGCAGCGCATGTGGCAGGCAGTCAGCGAGCACGACCGGCAGTTGGCCGTGCTCATGAACAGGCGGGAGGCTTGAGACTTGAGGCCGGAGGGTTGAGGCAACAGCTCCCTTCCAGCAACCCTCCAGCCTCCGGTCTCCGGCCTGGAGCGGAGGGATCGCCATGGCTGAGCCCTGCGGCGATATTCCCGGCCCCATGTTGACGGTGGAACAGCAGCAGGCCCTGCAGCGCCTGCTGGAAGTGCGTGAGCTGCTGCCGGAGATCGACGCGCATGTGGACCACCTGCGCTGCATACAATTGCTGGACCAGTTGGAAGCGTGCCTGAGCGGACAAGATGGTAACGGCGATCAAGAGCACTGATTCCCATTCCCAAAACCCGTTCCCGGCCGAGCGGTTCGTCACACTGCGCGACGTGCCGGTGTTCGTGGAGCACGAGACCATAGCCAAGGACGGGCGCCGGCTGCGCTTCGGCCGGGCCGAGCTGGAGGCGGTCTGCCGGCGATGCAACCAGCGGATCGACCAGACCGGTGATTATGCGGCCGTGACCCTGGGCCATACGCCGGCCGGCTGGGCAAGGTGGGAGACAAATGGGCCATCCTGGCCGACATGCACATCTACCGGGAGGACGTAGAGCGGGTGAAAAAGTACCCCCGCCGCAGTCCCGAGTTGTGGCTGGAGAAGACCTACGACCGGATGTTCATGGACCCGATCGCCCTGTTGGGCGCAGAGGCCCCGCGCCTGGACATGGGACGAAAAGTATGCGGCGGTCCACCCGTCCGCTGCCAACGTGTTTGTCCCTGACCACGAACCCGAAGACTACCAGAAGGAGGAGACCATGGCACTCTCCCAAGAGGACATCCAGCAGTTGATCGAGGCCCTCGAAGGGCTGGACTGGGTGCAGTGGGCCAAGGCCCAGATGGCGGCCGGCCAGCCAGCGCCGGAACCGGAGCCGGAGCCGGAGCCGGAACCGAAGAAAGAGGCTTTCCAGCAGCCCTCTGACCAGATCGATCCCGAGAAGGCCCGCCAGATTCTGGAGGATGGCCAGGTGGGCGGCAAGCCGCTCACCGAAGAGCAGCGCAAGATGTTCGGCGCGGCCGCGGCGAAGCTGAAGGACGCCAAGGCCGAGCACGCCCAGGCCCAGAAGTACGCCCGGCTGGAGGCAGAGGTCGAGCACCTGCGCACGCAGCTCCAGGAAGAGCAGGCCCACCGGCTGAATGCCGAACGCTACAGCCGGCTGTATGAGCTAAGGCAGCAGTTCGCCTTCGACCTGGACAAGGAGGTCGAGCGCTGCCAGGCGGCCAAGATGACCCCCGAACAGTTCGAGGATCATGTGGCCCTGATCCGCGAGAACTACCAGCGCCTGCCCGTGGGCCACCGCCTGCCGGCCGGCCAGCTCCCGCCCTCCGGGGCCCAGAGTGAGCGCTACCAGAAGGAACTGGCCGAGAAGGCCGTGGCCATCTGCGAGCGCATGGCGATGCGGGGCGAAAAGCCCGACTTCCAGGAAGTGCTGGAGAAGCTCAAGAACGGCCAGTCGATCGCCTGAGGTGCGAGGGAGGCGGACTTGTAAGCCGACCGAAGGAGAAGTTTGGGGAGGTGCCACCATGCCCAACATCGTACCGCAGCTCAGTGCGGGCGCAGACATCCGGCCCTGCCGGTTTGTCTCGATGTCAGACGATTTCGTTGTGAGCGAAAACGACGGCAGCCAGTTTGTGATAGGTATCAGCGGCGAGGGCGTCGTGACCACGCCATTGAACAACTGGCAGGACACGCCGCTTGCGGCGAAGCAAGGTGGTCCAGTGCATGTCTATACCGTCGGTGACGTGTGTCTGCTGGAACTGGGTGAAGCGGTCGGTAGCGGATTGTTCCTAGGCTCAGATGAACAGGGACGAGGAAAGAAAATCATCCTCTCGGCAGCGAAGGCGAGAAAATCCTCGTCCAGGTCTGTCCCGGCATAGCTGCGCGTCCAAACTGATCCACAGGTTGATTCACAGAAAGGACTCAAGCAATGCCCAACATCGTTCCCCAACTCAAGGCCGGGGGTGACGTGTACCCCAGCCGTTTCGTGAAGATGTCCGCGGCCGCGGACTTTACCCTCTTGCAGGCCGATGCCAACGCCGAGGTGATCGGCATCGCACAAGAGGGCAGCAAACAGCCGCCCTTGAGCGATCTGGTCTCGGGCACGCCCAAGGCCGCGGAGGACGGCGACCCGCTGCACATCTACACCGCCGGCGACGTGGTGCTGCTGGAGTGTGGCGACAACGTGACCCGTGGCGAGTTGCTCAAGTCCGACGCCGACGGCAAGGGTGTACCGGTGGCCGCCACAGGGACCGTGATCCAGAACTATGGCGCGATCGCCCTGCAGAACGGGGCCGACGGAGAGAAAATCCTGGTCCAGGCACGCTTCGGCAAGGTGCGCCCGGCGCTGACGTAGGCGCGAAAGGCAAGGACCGCTCAGCGTTTTCTGAAGATCAAGGAGGACCGAAATGGCCGCAGTTTACCCGTCCAGTCACAACGTGTTCGTGCCCAGTCACGAGGCCACCGGCAAGATGGTGGTGGACTACGCACGCAACATCAATGACTTCGCCGTCAACCGGTATGCCCAAGTGGTACCGGTGAAGCAAGTGGCCGGCTATTACCTGGAGATGACCATCGAAGAGGCCGGCCGCATCGTGGACGCCGACCTGAAGAACTTCGTCTGGCCCGACGGTCAGACCGCCCCTGAGGGCGTGGAGGGCACGGAGTCGCACGAGTTCAAGCCCTTCTCCTGCACCCGCTACACCTATCCGTTCATGCTCGGCGATCTGACCGTGGAGCAGGCGACCTGGGACATCGTGGCCCAGCACTCCTCGCTCAAGGCCCGCCAGGCCATGACCGCGCGCACGCAGTTGGCCATCAACGCACTCTCCAGTGCCAGCCTGCCCACGGGCCACACGATCGATGTCAGCTCGATCGACGCCGGCAAATGGCCTGGTGCGACCACCGCCAACAAGACCATCCAGAAGTCGCTCGAACAGGCGGCCGAGGTGATCCTGGACGACACGCTGGCCGCGGTCGATCCGGCCCGCGACCTGAAGCTGGTCATCAACTCGAACCTGGCGAAGGAAATCTCCGTCTCACAGGAGCTGGTCGATTACATCAAGGGCTCACCCGAGGCCCTGGCCCAGATTCGCGGGGAGCTGCCCGGGCGCAACGTGATGTACGGCCTGCCCGACCGGCTCTTCGGGTTTGAATTGGAGGTCGAGGCCACGCGCAAGGTCACCAGCAAGAAGGGCGGCACCCGGGCCGTGAGCCAGATTCTCGGCAACACCGAGGCCTACATGGTCTCGCGTCCCGGCAGCCTGGTTGGAGTGGCCGGGGCCCCCACGTTCGCCTCGCTGGTGATCTTCGCCAAAGAAGAGATGACCGTCGAGACGCGGCGCGACGAGGACAACCGGCGGACCAAGGGCCGCGTGGTGGAGAACATCGTGGCCAAGGCGGTGGCGCTGGCCGCCACTGTGAAGTTCACCAACTGCCAGTAAGGAGACAGGCGGGAGGCTGCAGGTAAAGCCGGCATCAAAAGCCGGCTTTTTTCCCGGCCCCTCCGCACCCGTGAGTCTCAAGTCTCCAGAGAAGTCTGGGGAGCAGCAACCCATGAGTTATGCCACGCCCCAGGACCTGATCGACCGTTATGATCAGCGCGTGCTGGCCGATCTGGCCAGCGACGATGGCACACCGGGCACCGTCCCCACCAGCAGGCGCATCAGCGCGGCCCTGGATGCCGCGGGCGGACAGATCGACGCCGCCTGCCAGGCCGGCCAGGTCTATTCGGCCGACGACCTGGCGGGCCTGACCGGCAATGCCCGGGCCCTGCTGGTCGATCTGGTCTGTGAGCTGGCCATGGTCCGGCTGATGTCCACGCGCCTGGAGAAGTACGGCAACGACCAGGTCGAGGCCGTGCGCAAACGGTGTGAAGAGTACCTGGACCGGTTACGCCGAGGAGAGCGACTGTTCCCCCTGCCGGCCCAGTTGTCGGCCGGCACGCCGCGGATCGACGGGCCGACGGCCGTGGACTACCAGCGACTGAATCTGCTGCCCGAGCGGGCCCGGCGTTATTACCCGAACCGCGCAGGCCGCCTGCCCCTCGGGCGAGGATAATCACAAGGACCAGAAGTCATGGCAACGCAAGTCAATGTTTCCGGTGCGGCACTGGTCAAGGTTGACGGAGACGCTCGGCTACACCCGGGACGGGGTCGAAGTGCGCTTCGAGGCCCGGTATCTGGATGTGCCCAGCGACGACATGGGCGGCGAGGCGGGCCCGCCGACCGAGGTGCAGTATCTGGGCGAGATCGCGGTGATCCGGCTGGAGCTGACCAAGTATGATCCGGCCGTGGCCAATAAAATCCAGCGGCTCTATGATCAGACTCCCGGACAACCCGGCACACCAGGCACACTGCTGTTCAGCGCTGCCGAGACCTACCGGCTGGTCATCGACTGCGCGGATACACCGCTGAATTTTCCGCGATGCTTCCTGCGGGATGCCATCGAGATCAACAAGGGCACCCGCTTCAGCCGGCTGCTGATGGTCTTCGAGGCCCACAAGGACGCCAGTGGTGTGCTCTGGAACAACACCGTGTAGCAAAACTGAGGGCTACTGATGTTCGGCTTGCTGCGCTCCAGACGCTTGATCTTCCGCTATCACAACGGCCTGCGCCGTGTGTG